CGGTACGAATACCACCGGCGTCGGCAATGTCGATGATGGTGTCATACCCAGACGAGGCGTTGTCCGTACTAACCTTGTTGTCCTTGATGATGTACATATTGCCTTCGCCCGTACCATCTGGAACGTACATATAGCCGTCAATGAGGTCATGGACGGCTAACGCAGTGTCAGTAACCACCGTAACCCGTTTGTCTCCAGCAACCCAAGTGGTCGGCTGGTTGTCCTGGGCGGTATATGTCCAGTTTGTCGTTTCAGCACAAGCCTGAACGATATTGGCTATGCTAAGAGCAAGAACGGTTTCTTGATACCGCCACAAACGACCATCACGAGATTCAGCAATAGCACCAAGCGGAAAATACTTAGCTGCTGTCGGATGCCAAATGTCCCGGTCGGCTAACAGACTTTCAGCTTTGATGCGCCACTGACTGTGATTAGGGGTAGTAAAATCACCCCAAAATAAATTGTCATAACTCATGTTTTTACCCTTTCAAAAATGCGGGAAACACCCGCGAGAATAAAATTTACGCCTGACATTCGATTTTGATGACTTTATCTTCATCGAACCTCATGGCACCCATGTTCATGTGAACGTACACCTGTTGACAATAGGAATAGTCGGGCAGTCTATCGATTTCGATAGTCAATTCATCGGCCACGCCGAGAATCATGCCGTCCATCGCCCACATCCAACACTCGAAGACATTGGTGTTACTGTCAACGTCGTTAGACGAACCAAGAACTATCTTGGGTGTACTTACCCAGTTGATACCCATCCAGTTACCGAGCAAACGACCGGTAGTTAAGGGTTTGGAGTCGTTGTAGTCCACATTAACGTACTCTTCCTGACCAAACAGGTTTGTTGCCTGTCTTGGCGAGAGGGCACACCAGATAGGAATGTCCTTGGGGACTTCGTTGTTCGAGAAATACTCAAGCGCAAGCTCTATCTTCTCGGTCGTCATGCCGGTATCAGATGCGCTACAGTTACCAGATGCACAGTCGTGTGCGATAGTGCGTCCGGTATCTTTGGCGGTGTACTTGGTGTTACCGCCCTGACTTGCCCATGTGATTGAACTTCCCGCCCTGCGACCGGAAACGGTCGCGGCCTCAAACGCAGCAAGGATAATGTCATCCTTTTTGCGATTCACACCTTTTTTGAAGGCCGAAACGTATTCACCGGTCAAGCTGAGTTTAATACTAAGGTCATCGTCTTTGTCATACCTCACCGATTGATGGTACGGTGTGGTTTCAACCCAACGCCTCTGGGTTGACTCGCTCAGAACAGGAGTCTTAGGGCTTCTGCCCGTTTTCTCCTGCAACTCGAACTCGTCCATCATGTCAAAGGCTTTGTCTTCGGCGGCAACAAGACCGTATTCGGTCCTTACCGTGCCAGCAAGCCTCGACTCTTCCTGTTGACAAACCTGATATAAGTCATCATGGAATTCATCAACGAAGAAATTCGAAGTGCTATAACCCATTGCAATACTCATAAGAATTATCCTTTCCAAAAAACTTTAATAACTAATCCTGTTTTACGTTTTTCGAAAAGGTAATCCGATGAAGGGGCTTTTCTGACATTTTACGCCTGTGTTCGGCGACACTACTTTAGTGCAAGCACTGGGACTCTTTCGAGGTAATCCAGACCTCTAAGCGTACTTATTAAGATACAAAATTGCGCATCTTAAGTTTTCTATGTCATCTCTTAAAAAACCAATCCCTCTATTGCATTTATGGCACAACAAGCCTCGTACAATTCCTTTTTTGTGACAGTGGTCAACACAAAACCGTTGTTTTATTTCGCTTTGGTGTTCCCCGCAAATTGCACATTTGCCATTTTGCTCTTGGAACATTCTGTTCCAGTCATCTATTGTCAGCCCATGTGATTTCATGGTAGCTCTAAGACGGGTTTTGCGCTGTCTGACTCTTTGTTTTTTAGAATATCTCCTTTTTTCATACCACTCCTGTTTCCGTTCCCTATCGTTGTAAATCTTTTTACGCTCTTTATATCCAATCATTTGCCGATACTTTTTCATATACTGCTTTTGAAATTCAGCCTTTTTTGTTTTATCTTTATACGGCATAATTCTGTCCGCTACGCTGACATCTTCTGTTTATATAATGCGCGTTTCCTTTGTTCCAAATCTTTGTATTCGGGGCTATTCTTGAAATTAACCGGATTCTTTTTCATAACAGCGTCTATCTGCAAACGCACTTCGGTTATCTGTGCATTGATATTCGCCGCCGTCGTTCCGGTCGGAGCGGCAAGACCTTTCAGGGTATCTTCGGACATGGCCTCTGCGATATTGTCAAGGAACTTTACCATCCAGGGCGCATTTTGCAGATTAGCTTTCGCTATAGCATCAACACCACCATATTTTTCCATAACACTCTGGGCACGCTGTACTTTCGCGTTATATTCCGCATCGCTTCGCCATCCATCTGTGTTCCTGAGTTCAGCTTTAGCTTTTTCTGCATCTTCTGCCGTCTGCTTTGTGGTCTGTTCGCCAAAAGTGTCTATATCCGCGGCCACACTATTGTGATAGAAGTCGAGAATGTCCTTGAAATCCGCCTGCGACCAATTCTTACTTTTGCCAAATTCACGCAAAGCAGTCATCTTCTTGTCATCAAGCGGGCCAAGTTTAACAGCCATCTCGTCAGACAGTGCATACTCGTAAGTTTCCGGCACGTTATGAGCTTTTACCCACGCTGCCTTAACTTCATCGGAAGATGTCTCTGACGGCACCTCTACCAGTGCGTCAGGATTCCTGCCGAGCTTACTCTTTGTGTCTATGTGAGATTTTACCAGCGATGGCAAATCTTTGTATCTCGATAGATGGGCCTTGTTCTTTTCCCCGTATGGCTCCATCCAGTTTTCAACGAAACTGCCATCGGCGTTTACAACACTTGTCGCAGTACCTTCCCCGCCACCTTCACCATCGCCCCCTTCCGAACCTTCAGGGAAAAATCTTACAAACGGCCCGTGTACCTTCGCCAGTTCTATCACTCGCTGTTTCCATCTTTTAGTTATCATTGTCATCCTCCTTGACCTCTGGGACCTCTGGTTCCTGAGCATAATCGAAGTCGCCGGGGAGGGGCTTGCGGTTCGCCCTGAAACCCGCCTGTTTGAGTTGGCCGGTTGTCGGCCCCCAGTTAAGGCGCTCGGGTTCCCACCTACGAATATATATCTTCGGCATACGACCTTTTATGCGCTGGCCACGTTTGTCCTTCCCACCCAGATTTTTCGGGTAGTCAAGAAGGTAGTCGGCAAACGTAGCCACTCTACCCTCATTTTTCGCGCGTTCAGAAACAGGTTCGATTTCCCCGCCGTCGGCCTTCTTGCACTTGCCACTGCAATAATCTTCGTAAGGCCATTCAATATTTTTATTGCGTTTTGCGCCACAATACCTACATTCGTTTTTCCTTTTACATTCCGCGCTGCAATAGTCTTCAAGTGGCCAAACTTCGGCCTTGCGCGCCTTACCACAATACAAACATTCGTTACTCATTTCTTTTCTTCCTTCTTAATTAAAAGTTTCTTTGCTTCATCTATGTCCAGGTCAATAATATTGTGCATAAATATCGCTCCCGCTCTTTTACCTGCATTGTAAGCGGCTATATGTGAGTCTGGGTCAAAGGTATCGTTCTTGTAACCCAAAAATATATCAAGTTCCTTGAAAGTAAGTTCACCGTCAGCGCCACTGAACACTCTCTGGAAACAAGCCGAACGATGTATTCTTTCTGCGACTATTTTCTGTTCTTCTTCTGTCAATTCCACTTTAGGCGGCATTTAGCAACTCCTGAAATAATTGCGCATGTAGTCGCTTACGAATTTGCTTGGCAAGATAACATTCCCGCTTTTTGCTCTTTCCTCTGCTTTTTTGCTAAGTTTAGTAAGAAGTTTTTTTGACATCATTTGTACTTCCTTTCTTTCTTTAGGCTGCGGCATCCTATGCCCCCTTTCCAACAAATTTAAATTTTGGGTGAACCTTACCGTGGCATTTCCGACATCTTGGAGAAGAATACTTTGGCATATATTACGCTACTTCCTTCAATAATTCATCTGTTAGAGAGCCATCTTCCGGTTTTATCCCGCCCGCTTTTGCGGCCTTGGCAAGGTCGGGCGCCATTTCCAACATCTGTTGCGCCCGTGCCGCTTGTGCGTCTGCGACTCGTTTGGCGTCCCTTTCCTTCTCACTCACTAACCACGTAGCGGGTACGCCACGGTTCCTTGCAGAATCCCTGAACGCTGCATCAGTGCTGAGGTTGTCCATGTGGTCGGATATTTCAGCCATCGGCGCCCACTCTAACAATAACTGGGCTAACCCCTCACTCTCTAACGTCCTTAACGCCAAGGCCAACCGGCCTAAGTACATAACGCTAAATTCCTGCTCCGATAGTTCGGAGGGCATTTCAGGCAGCTTTTTCTGTTTCGAGAGTATGCCAATCATCCTGTGAATCATCGGGTTGAATAACTCGCTTTGCAGCCTCTACGGAGGTCATGGCAAGAATCTATGGGTGTGCTCGATTCTTGCCATGACCTCCGTAGCGGTCATGTTCTGCCTATCGATAAGCGGGTCGAACATATCTATAAAGTAACCCTTTTGTATATCCTGCTGGACAGAAAGGATGGCCTTTTCCATCTCAGCCAGATTGCCCTTGAACTCCCAATACTCCGGCTTGTCGCCACCGGCACGATAAAAGATAACCCCGCCAGGCTGAGTGGCCAGCGGCCAGATAGAACCGTCGTCGGGCAAAAGGGTGGGTGGGTCTACCATTTTTTCCCAGCCCTTGATACGGGTCTTCTTCATGGCGCCGGCCATTTTAGCATCGGGTAGCTTCTTCATAGTAGGCGACCGGCCATAATCCTCTAACGCATCCTTATCGAACCTGTCAACCTGATAGGGAAGTTCGGGATAACCACTTTCCTCCAACCCTCCTTTTGTTTTTATTATCGACTTCTCATCCCTTGAAACATAGACAGAAGCAAATTCCATACTTATAGGGTCGTCTTTCGACGAGTCATATTCTTCCCTCGGATAGACCGCGTGAAAAAACTTAAACTTCTTGTCCCTCTGGGCAAGACTGTCGTATGCTTTGTTTATCTTTTCGCCAAGATTCTTCGCACCAAACTCCTGTACGGCCTGACGAGCAGAATACTCGAAAGTCCTGAACACCGTATCGACTATACCATCGGAATTAGTGGCTATGTAAACCCCCGATATGTGAAAAGTCCTGAACACGATAGGGGTCTTCTTGCCCTTCTCCTCGTAAAGACAAGCAGTGCCGAAACAACAAAGTTGTTTAAGGAACCCAAAAAATTCCTGCCGGAAATTGGAACTTACCAGGTACTTATGTAGAACTTTCGTGGTCTTTTCCAGCCACTGCTTCACGTCATCGTTCTGCGAAAGTTCGTCGTCATCGACTTCGAGGACAAAAGCCCTGCTGTCGGTGGGGAACATATACGAATACAAACCGGCCGCAAGCTGGATAAGTGATTCTTCGGCAGTGGTATCGAATAGGTCGTCATCCGGCTCGCCCTTGGCCTTCCTGCGTGTTATCTGATTGTTCTGGGGCATGGCATAATCGGCGCAATCCTGGTATTGACCGTCCCAGTTCGAACGGTCGTCCTCGAATTTGTCCATGCGCTTTATAAGCTCTTCCACTGCTACCGACATTTGGGCGCTCCAACATTATATTTTTGCAGATATTGCATCATCTTTACGAGCCTCTCGGGATTATCTTGCAACCTACCAATAGAAGTATTGCAACCAGAACACAACAAACCTCTGATTTTTCCTGTTTTATGGTCATGGTCTACGGCAAGCCTGCGCATTATTTGTGGCAACCCACAAATCCCACATACGCCATCCTGTTCCTTAAACATCTTGTCGTAATCATCTAACGTAATATTGAATTTTCGTTTATAATCACAATTTCTTTTTACTTCCTCGAAATATTTCGAGGAATACCCTTTTTTCCTATCGCTATTTTCCCTATACCATATTTTTCCTCGCAATCTTTCTTTGTCTTTATTTGCTGTTCGGTATTTTTTCTGTCGCCTGTTGATTTTTTCTTTGTTTTCGAGATAGTATTTTTGCCCTTTCTGTTTGCGACATTCCTTACAACTTGGTCTAAGGCCGCTTTTTTGGTATATGTCCTTCGTAAAACAATCTAAAGGCAGTAGCTTTTTACACTTACTACACTGTTTTTCTCTCATATTTCAACCTAACCGAGTCTTAAGAATATCGTTCTGTTGAGAAGTTAAACGACCGGCAAGTATGTTCGCTTCCCTGCCTCCCCGTCTCCTGCGAACCTTCTTCTTGGCCTCCTCTTCTTCGCGGCCCGCTACCGGTTGCGGCGTAGGGTCAGGGTCGGACGGGGTTTTTATTTTTGGTGGGCCACCGGTCATAGTAACTTCCTTTCAAGAACATTTTCGTGTTCCATTGCTTCGATGCGACCTTTCAGGCTTGCAATATCATTAACAATAGTTAAGAGTTCGCTGGGAGTTATTCCTGGTGGGCCAATCGAACCTTGAGGACCTACCTCACCCCTGATGCTTTTCCCGTCAACTGCGTTCCTACCAGAAGGACCAATAGGTCCTGCCGGTCCCGTATCGCCTCTGGGTCCTCTTGGTCCGGCAGGTCCCGAATCTCCAATTAGTCCTATGCTTCCCTTTGGGCCCCTAACCCCAACGGCGTCTTCACCCCTGTCACCTTTTTCACCTGCGGGACCAATGATTGAGTCGCCCTTCTCACCTTGCTCGCCTTTCGGACCACGCTTCCCAGTAAGTCCGGTCAATCCGACAGGCCCGGCAAAACCCCTGCCATCATCGCCTTTGTCGCCCTTGGGACCTTTGTCACCCTTCGGCCCCGCATCGCCTTGTGCTAAGACTTCCAGTGGCCCGCCCCCCTCACCGGCAAGACAAAGTCCGCCCGCCTTAACGATAATTCTGCTCAATAACTTAGTTGCCATCTCTTCGGAGAACACTTCTGCTGCCGTTTTTTTAAGCCGTTGCTTTTGTTTGTCCATTATTTACCTCGTGTTTCCTTAAATAATCTATCATGTTTGAGAGTGTTTTTTGGCTTTCTTTTATTAAGCCCAAAGACGTATTGCACGCGCTACATAACAACCCCCTTACTTTGCCATTGTCGTGATTGTGGTCAACTGCCAATCGCTTTACAGTGCCAAATTGGTGTTTTCTTGTCTCTGGATTTCTACAAATAGCGCATAACCCATCTTGCTGTTCCAATAACTTGTTATAATCAGATAGCACAATATCAAAATTTCTTTTCATAATAGAGCTTGCGTCTCTTTCGTGCTTACATCTTTTACATAAATTTTGCCAACCGTCCCTATTACTACCAGATTTCACGAAGTTAGTGACAGGAAGGAGTTTTTTGCACACCGAACAAACCTTAGCAACACCATATTTTCTCTTTCGCCCATTCCTTTCGGCGCGTCGCTTCCTCTTTTTATTTTCACAATCTTTGCAGGCCCCTAATAACCCACAAGGAGAACATGTTCGCTTGCCAAACTTACCTACCCCCAACATTTTGTCGCAAGAGCCACACAATTTCTTGTCGCCAACAATCACATATTGAGGTTTTGGACCTTTTCTTACATGCCTTGAGCGAACTTTTGCATTGTGACATTTCTTACAACTCGCCGCCAAACCATGCTTAGCAGCACTGTCTTTAGAAAAACAACTAAAGGATAGATATTCCTTGCACGCAGCACACCGTTTTTTGTCCCCAATTATATACTGTATTTTAGGGGTTTTTCTTTCGCGCTTCATCTTCTGTCTCTTACAAATAAGATTTCGATTCGCCCGCTCTCATGCGGCGGCAATTCTTTCCTTTAGAGCTTTAGCAGAGCCGCTGGCCTTTAAGCCAAGTTTTTTGGCTTTGGCCTGCAATTCTTCGTAAGAAAGCTCCGGCTCCCGCTTAACCTCAACCACAGGCTCAATCAGCTTTGGTGTAGATTTCTTTACGCTTCGTTTGTTTGTTCTGCTAATTTGTGTCATTTTTTTGTTCCTATAACTTTAATTCCGTTCTCTATTAACATCGTGTAGTATTTATTGCGCTCCATCTTGTAATCTTCCGCTTCGCCCTTGAACTCAAAAGTCAATCTTTCCCATCCGGCACGTTCGTTTTCCAAGCTACTCAAGTCTTGCCGCAAATCGTCTATTCTTGCAATATCATCTCGGTATTCTTCTTCAAACCCCTCCCAATTTTCAAGTATCTCTGTAAGATATTGCTCCTGTTCGGCTAATTGGTATTCCGACAACACATAACCGGCATAAAAACCTATTGCCGCGATTGTAATGGCAGTCATTAAGTTTTTCTTCATCTTCATTCCCCTATAACTTAAAACTCATATCCTGTTTAACCCCAACATTATGCATTTCTGTAAATCTTTCTTGTAACAAAAACCCCGCCAACCATTTATATAAACCATGAAGTCCATATCGAAAACAATCTCCGGGAGGCACAACTGGACACATAATATACGATTTAAATTTACCACTCGTATATTCATTCCAATTCCCTTAAACAATCTATACAATATAACTTCACAGAATCATCTTCCGGTTTATCGCAATCAGGTATTTCTATTTCTTCACCACATTGCTCACAATTAAATTTCATAGCTTAAAACTCATATCCTGTTTGACTACCTTTTGTTTTCTGTGCACTTCGGGTATTCCGACCTTTTTGCTCGCAAGAAAGTAAAAGTTAAGGGCGTTTCTGTAATGGTCTTGCAAATCGCCTATCTTTTTGTAGTGATACGAAGTATTGCCCCTGCTGTCGGTTTCCAGAAACTTCGCCCTCTGGCACATCTGGTGTGCAAATACATCGACTTCATGGCACCGTCTCGGTAAAAGCATCCTGCCGGGCTTCGTAACCATGCGGTGCGTCTCATCGAAAAGGTCCGTCATATTGACCTTGACGATGTTATCGGCACCCCAGCTATCAAACATTTTTAAGTTGTGCTGAACATAGCAGGGATAAACAGTGTTCCCGTAAGAAGCCTCTGTTCCCGCCCATTCGCGTATCTTGTGGCTCTCCGGCATCGCATCGCCGACAGTGGCCTTAACATTAAATCTCTGGGCCAAGTCATGCAAAGCATCCCAATTATCGACGCGGGCCAACTTGATTATCCTGTACCTATCATTTCCTATCCGGTGGCCGATAACGGCATGAATGGTTGGGTATCCTACATCGAACCCCATCGCGCACGGGCCTTTGTGTTCGTTTAGCATGTGGTCGGAAGAGCAGCATTGAAGCACTTCCGTCTCTCTCAGGACATCCTCTGCGCGGGCAAAAGCACAACCCATGACCGTTCTTTGGAACTCCGCCTCAGTGGTATCGTAATCTTCGGGATAGTCGTATTCCTTGAGAACAAGAGCCAAATCCCTGTTCGGATTCAACAACTGAGAACACCAGTACCCGACAGTCTCCTTTGCAGGCGAGTCCATCTGCCATGAACCGTCGACGCGGTGTATGCGTTCCCCGCAATGAACACATGCCGGATAGCCTTTACCCTCTTTGTCCAACTTGATACAGGCGGGGAAATCCGTCTCCATGCAGGTAAACTTTCGGCAATGTTCGCACTTTATCTGCCATCTTCGCATATCAGACCTGCCGTAGAGT